TAATCTGTTGGAATAAAAAAAAAGAGTAAAAAAAAATTAAATCTAAACAAACTGTTTTCATCACTACAGTTTAATTATACTGCTCATTTCTTATCCGTCTATTATTATTTTTTCCTATACGATGTGAAAAGTTTTATTTGTAAGGATATATTTATTTAGTAAAGATTTTGTCGAAGTTGTCAAAGGTTTTTTTTAACTTATTAGATAATTTGTCTAAGACATTCTCATATCTTTTTTTAACTGTTGTACGATGTAAACCAAAAAACTTTCCAAGCTTGGTCCACTTAAAACGATTAGCACGCATCCACAATAGTTTACGATCTACTCTAGGATCATCTGATATATCTAAATCTATTTCACAAATAATATCTATTGCTAAGTCATACCTGGTCATTTGTCTTGGTGTTGCACGTAAAGATAGCTTTGGTCTTAAATGATAACCCCAGTCGTTCTTATCATAATGTGTTTCAAGTAATTGATACATACTCGGACATCTATTGTTATTAGGTTTAGCAAGAAATCTTTCAGCAAATGCTGCATCATCCAAGATGTCAACAATGTGTTTCTCAATCTTTAATTGTTCGTTAACTATAGTTTCTATGCTTCTTGACATTTTTTAATACCCATCTGTACATAAGTTTATCTTCAGAAATACTAAGCAGCTGCTCTTTCGGCAAACTACAAAGCTTATCGAACAACTCGTATTGATCGAGATCCTTATAAAGATAATCTGTTTTTATTTCTTGAGCTGTATGCTCTTTTAATAACTTCCAGGCTCTACTTGAATTAAATCTTTGAAAGCCTAATGATTTCACAAACTCTGTATGTCTTGGCATATCGAATGTAAGATATTTACCGTTGTCTGATATTTTAATAAGCGGCAAATTATTAACTCTAATCTTAGTTAATCGTTGTAATGCTGCTTGGACTTGCTCTAATGAGATCTGAAAACAACCAGCTATGTTTACTAATCTTATAAAAGCTTTGAATTTTTTAACATCATAGTTCTTGCTACAATATTCGTAGATCCTAAAATCTAATGGTTCTATGGCGTTCTCAGTTAGAACTAATGGATCACTGAGATAAAATTTGCTCATACATATATTTCCTTGCGAATGGATGTTTTGATTTATTTTCGTTAATTCGTTTTTTAAAATAATCTATGGATGCACAATCAGGTCCATGTTCTACGATGGCTTTGTACTCCAGGTATTTAAGCATTTCATCGGTGGATAAGATCTTAATATCCTTAAGTGTTGGATATAGTCTTCTGACTGCAAATTCGGTTAATTGTCTGTTTTCTGTATTCTCATCGACAGTATAAAAGATCTCGAAATATGGTACTTCCAGGCTACTAGCTATCTGCTGATATGGTGATCTGAGCCACCTAGATTTGCCTCGATATTTACCGTCAATATTGTAGATAGTATCAGCAATAAAGAGGATTTTAGCACATGCTGGACATATGCCTAAAACGTCTAAATCTACGTAAGATATGCCATCATGTTGAGATCTGTGCCAGCTGGAAAACGGCGAATTTTGAACATCAAATATCTTATTTCTAGGCATACAAATCAGATATTATTTTAAGCTTATTTGTCAACAAAAAAACAATAATGATTGTACTTTTATACGGATTAGTATAGGACTACAAAATATGAAAAAACTAGAAGTTTCATGGAGTGTAGAATATCTAAAAGGCTTTAGCTCTAAAAATGAGCCTACTGGAGTTGTTAAAAAATTAGAAGATTTCCATATTGATTTCCAATTACCTACTTTATTAGCTGGAATTAAAGAAGAGCATGCAACGGTTTTTATTAGATACACATTTAAACCAGCNCCATTTCCTGANGCAAANNTAGGAATTTTAGTTAATAATCATTTAAAGAAAATACATCCAAGAACTGAAATTTATTGTACTCAAAAAATACATGGTAAATCAGGTGAAGTTTACGCTTTTGTTTTTAGTAAAATTAATGCTGCAAGAGATCTATTTATTTCATCATGGAATATAGCAAAAAATAGAAAATATAAGTCAATGATTGGTATTCCATTTCCTCAAGCTAAAACAAATGAAAAATTACTTGAGAAAGTTACTGAACATGGAATGACACCAAAAAGATTTGCAACTAAAGTAAACAAAGATTACTCAAATTTATTTAGAGAATTAAAAGGTCAAAAACAGTTTTCATTACAACAAGCTTTAGATTATGCAAAAGCTTTAGATTGTGATCCAGTTGAATTATTATTTGAAAAAACTAGATGCGATGTATGGGGTTACGTTGATCTTTATAATTCTAATGAACTTGGTAATGAAACTTTTAATCCTTGCCAAATTTATCCAGCAGCTAACGTCACTAATAATATTGGATCAGTTGTAGTTCCAAGAGATATTTATTCACCGAATATTAAAGCAATTAGAATTAGTTGTGAAGGATCTCACATGGATAGGCACTATGCTTTTTATAGAAAAACTGATGTAGCAAAAAGTTCTTTGAACGGCAAATTAGTAGTTGTTGGTAGAGAAGATCCAAGATTAGAAGAATTTGGTTATGAGCCTACGTCTTATTGGTTTGGTATTTATGATATTGCAAAAGGTGGAGTTCAAACAATTTATAATCCTGATCGTTTTGCAAAAACAGAAAAAGCAGTTAAAGGACCATTTACATTCGTTGCAGAAGTTATCTCTGTAATGAGTGAGAATGCTTTAACTAAAAGATCTCAAGAATATTACGAAATGAATGCTAAAGCTAAAGAGTTTTTTGCTATACATGAAAAACAAAGACAGCAATTAGAATTAAGCTTAATGAAAATAAGAGATAGCGTGGCTAAGTCTGAAGATATGTTACACAAATACACTAGAGCTAGTATTGAAGAAGATAAAAAAGAATTAAAGAAAAAATTAAAATTATTTGACGATGATATTGAAGTACCTGATTTTATTAAAAAGCGAGCATAATGGTAAAGAATAAGAAAACTAAAATTTCTATTGTTGGTAAAAGACAAACACACGAAATTAATAGAGAAATACTTTTACAAAAAATTGAAAACAATCCAGGATTAAAACTTAGCGTTGGTCAAATTCTTTTATTATTTTCGGACTACACAGCTAATCAATTAAAACATTTTAGATCTAAATCTTATAAAGGTAATGATGCACCTCCATGTGATGCAAGACATGGCAGACCAAAATATATTTATAATCAATTCTATGCTTGGCATAACAAAGTAATTAAAGAAGAGAACACTGCGGACAAAACGGCAAAAACGGCAAATGCAGTAAGATCAGTATAATTGTACATCCGTACAATAGTTATTGTAAAGTTATAATAACAGTTTATCTATCACTACATGATAAAAACAAATGTAGTTTTAGAAGATCCTTTAAACGAGAAAGCTTTACCACTATTCGCAACTAAGCTTGATACCAATCATCACTCACCTACTCAATTCGCAATATCCGATGGCGCTTGGATGTTTAAGTATTGTTACATGTCTCAAGAAGACAGAAGAACTTTATTAAAAGGCAGCAGTCAAATGAAAGCTGGTGTAGCAGTAAACAATGTTCTTCAAAATTATTACTCAGATGTAATTTGGAAGTTTGGTCCTCACAGAAAATTACAGCCTTCATTCAATACAAAAGAAAAAAATAAATTAGATTTAATAAATGAAGAAATAATAGAATTTAAAAATTACGAACCTGTTGATGAAAAAGATAGACAGAAAAAAGAAAAATATCTTGATGAAATTAACAGTGTAATTGTAAACGGTTTCGCAGCGATGGATGGTTTATTCTCTTCCCATAAAGTCGTAAGCGAAGAACAAATCAGTATTGACCAGTCGCAATCCAATCTATTGCTTCCTATCGTAGGTCGAACTGACTTTAGGTTCGGCAATGCTGGAAGTGGTTCTCTTTCTAGTTTCCTTTCTTCCACGACTGGTATTGTCGAGCTTAAGACTACCTGGAGTAAAGCTGGTAAAATTAAAGTAGATGGCGAGAGAAGTTTTATTAGATCTAAGATCCCAGCAAAACCATCATTCAATCACTTAGTACAATGTGCAACGTATGCAGCTAAGTATGATTTTAAAGTTCCAGTTTATTTAGTTTACTTAAACAAAGATGAATACAAAATTTATGACAGTAATAATTGTCACGATCTTACAGTAGCTGGCTTACAAAGATGTTTTAAAGTTCTTTGTAATACATTTAGAAGAAGAGAAAAAATCTTAGGTACTTACGAAACACTAGGTAATAAAAACGAAATCATTAAAGCAGCAGCTCAAGTTATAGATCCTAACTTTGATCATCCTTACGCCTGGTCTAGCTTACCACATGAACTATTAGTTGAAGCTTACGAATTGTGGGATCAAATATAATGAAATTTAAAACACTACAATTTTTATTAAAATTACAACAGCAAAGAGCTGTAGCAGCAAAGCTAAAATCAAAAAGCAAAATAATAACACAAACAATTATAGGAGTAATTACATTATGGCTAATCGTACTAATGGCAATGGCACAAAAATAATTCCTGATGATTTAATACAAACGATCACTGATTTTAAACAAACATCAGAAGGTCAGATGATAAACATTCATGGAAAAAATTATGCTACCGTTGCTCACAGACTTGCAATCTTTAGAAGAAATTTAGGAGCAAGAGGAAGAATTGAAACACACATCTTGGATATAAATAAAGATGTAGTAGTTGTTAAAGCAATTATATCAATCGACAATCAAATTATTGCAACTGGAATGGCTGAAGAAAAAAGAGCTGCTTCCAGGATCAATCAAACAAGTGCTTTAGAAAACGCTGAGACATCAGCTGTTGGAAGAGCATTAGCAATGTGCGGTATTACAAATGATAACATCGCAAGTGCTGAAGAAGTTTCTACTGCAATAGAGCAGCAAGACAAAAAAATCCAGGAAGCTATTACAACATTAAAAACTGTATCGCATGCTGGTAACTATCAGGAATGGCTCACTAAAAACAAAACTTTCTTAGCAGATCTTAAAGATAAAAATCCGCTGAGCTACAACAAGTTTGTTGAGAAATTCACTGACGTTAAAAGCCAACTTAAATCTAAAGGAGTATTAATCTAATGGCAGACGAAAAAGCAAAAAGACCACAACTGGGTCTAGCAATACCAGTTACTAATAAGGCTAAAGAAAGTTCTTATGACTTAAAAGGATCTATCATGATCGAAGGCAAGTCGTACAGATTTGGAGCCTACAAAGCCACAGCTAAAGAAGGTGGAAAACTAGAAGCTGGTTCAAGCTACTATTACTTTCACAGAGTAGAAGCTATGGAACCTCAATCTACTGGATTTGATCCAGCATCGTTGGAGGCATAATGGATCCGAATAAGTTTAAATCAGTTGCTATCAACATTAAAACTTACAAACAGCTACAAGATTTAGCCGAGAGTAAATTTGAGCTGCCTATCAGTATGTCAAAGACCGTAGAGTTTTTCATACAAAAAGGTCATGAGGAATTTAAGCACAATGCAAATAAACAAATTAGCAAAAGAGCTTAAAGAAATCCGAAATAAAAAGACTGACGAGTACGGCTCGTTTCAGACATCGATGCAAAAGATTGCTGATGTATGGACCGTACTTGTTGGAAAAAAAATCAGACCACATGAAGTCTGTCTAATGTATGCAGCTGCAAAACTTATCAGATGCAAAAAAGAATACAAATATGACAGCTACGTTGATGGAATAAATTACTTATTGGAGGCAGATGAAATTCACAGAGAAGATGTCTCACCGTTGGTCGATAGTTACTTTCAAGAAACAAATAAAACCGATGAATAAATTAGAATTTGAATTAGCTATGGAGTTTAACGGCTTCGAGACTTACGGCAGACAAACAAATAAATTTTTTAAAGCATACATAAAAGGTTATGAGCATATCAAAAATAACAACTAACATTTTCCAGTTTCCAGGAAAAGAAAACAGAGAGCTTACAAAGCAAAAGAAAAGATTAGCTGTAATGCTTATGCAAATAGATGGCAAAATGAATGAGCCATACTGGGACATATTAGATTTGAGCGATTTAGAATTACAAGCTC